CCCGGAATTAAATCGGAAAGCAAACTCAGTTGGCGTCACTGAGCTGCCTGGGAACTGTCACAAAACTTGGCGTGCCAACCAAGCCCCACTGTAGCGGTGTGAACCCCGCAGGGCAAGCCGAAGCTTCAGGTCCGAACCAGGATGTCTAACGCGTACATCCAAAACGCCCACAAAAAATCCAAACACTGGACGTGGGAAACAGCACAAAAGCGCGAGCAAAAAAACCACAAACAGTATTTATTCGGAGAGCAGCCGGTGTTTCTCAATGGCCCTCCGCCACCTGAGGAAAAGCACCAACCGCCTCCTAAATTTGCAACCAAACAGAACTACGAATCGAGTTAAGGGAGGGAGGTCGTGAATCCTCCGGGCACTAACCATTCGCCCCTCTGCCCCCGGAACAAATACAACAACTCAGTACGTCATACACCCAAGGCAATGGCAGCCGCTCCTGCCGCCATCCCTGGGCGCATCGCCCTGTACGCGGCTGCAGCCTGCATGCCAACTCCAATGGCGTTGGCGGCCACACCCAAACCGGAATTGATTGCTGTAGCGACCTTGACAAACGAGCTCACACCTTCAGAAGGATGGCTACGTGCAGGGTCCTCGCTGACAGCGCGTGATAAACTCATGAAGCGATCTTCACCAGAAGCGCCCATCTGATCATGAGTCATGGCAAACGTGTGGCCCAGCGAGTTGGCTGGGTACCTAGCACCGTCTTGTCGATGAATGCAAAAGCGCAACGTTTGGGCCGTCGAAGTTGATGGAAGCGAAACGAGAAACCCCCGGACAGGAGGAACCCCGCCAAGCAATCCTTCCCCATACTGCCCTGCAGTGTACGTCTGGGCAACGCCTGGGTAGGCATCATTGGTCGACGAAGAAACGATGAGGTTGTACGCGTCGTATGACTGCAACGCGGTTCCACTCGTGCCGTTCAACAGTTGGTAGAAGTCATAATACTTGTTGTATCCCGGGTACGAGGCTGGAGCGGAAACGAATTCACGCTCCTTAGTCAAATCAGCGATAGCGTACTCCTGGGTGTCGGGCGAGGCATCAATGAGAGCCCCAAACTGAGCATCCAGATCAACGGCAGGGTTCACGCTTGTAGCTGGAAGCGCCCCTAAACCGAACTGGGCCAGTACCGCAGTGTCCAGGCTGTACACACGCATGCTCCCACTGGTGTTGACAAGCTGCCCAACGTTCTCAACAGTCCACGACATGCGAAGGGGCCTTACGGATGTAGGCCCGCCGGTTGTCAACGTTCCAAACGTGAGCTGAACGAAATTGGATGCCACAGAGTGATCAGACCAAATCGCAGCCACTGGAGACGGAGACCACGGTATCCAAATGTACCGATTGGATGTAGTTGATGTCTGGAAAGTGAAGCGAACAGTGGAATTCAGGCAAGTGTAGTTACCGAAAGAGGTGCGTAGAGGGGGAGGAATCTTCATGGTGGACGCGGACCAAAAGGCAAAGAGAGCCTCGTCCGACAGTACCTCCGCAGCTTTCTTCCCCATCAGCGCAACGGTTGCGCGGCGCTTGGCGCCCTTGGGAGCCTTCCCTGGGCCTTTGCCCATCGCCGCGCGACCCTTCCTCTGCATGGGAGCCGGTTTCGCCGAAGACATAACTGAGTCCACAAGCGCGCAACGAAGAATGAGAATAACCCATGCACAAAAATTGGCGTAAAGCCGGTGAGTAGCCTAGATCCCCCGACCTCCCCGGTCAAAAGGGGGGTGCTGTTGACGCACAGCAAACGGTCCGTAGGATTTCGGCCCTAATTTATATCCCGGCGGGCCTCATCAGTTGGCTCCGGCGAACAACCATTGTTATTCGTCGGAGCCGCGTGGCTGGGCTTAGGAGACAAGCGTCTTGCCAAACACTTCAATGAGAGGTGTCGGCATCTGCGCCAAAACGTCGTACGCTGGCGTGCTGGGTGTGCACGCGGCGGCCGAGGCATTCCATCGAGCAAAGTCAGAATTGCTGATGTCTTTCTCAACTGAGGTCGCCAGAAGTAGTAATTGCTCTGACAACGGCAGTGACTTGGATACGAGCTCCGCGTACATCTCGGATAGAGCTGCGTACCCCTTCCCTTCAATGCCACGCGCTTCGGCGTGGTACCCGTCAAGTGTCACCTCACCGCGCAAAGTGGGGGCGATTTCGCGCATCCATTGGGCTTGATGCTCAGCGGCGAGGGCAAACAAGTACCTCGCGGCTGGTTCACACCTGCCCGCAAACCCTATCGCGCGTGACAACAATGACAGGGCTATGTGGCCCTGCACTTGGGTGGGGGGGGTCGCTGCCTTCGCGCAATAACCCCCGGAGCTGATAAGCCCTCGGGCTACAGCTGGGACCCATAACTTGGGAATGGTGGCGCCGTTCACCACCACGAAATGGACTCCCACAAACTCGGCACGAGCCGGCTTGTCTTTTGTACCCACCGCGAAGACGAGTTTGGCTTCAAAGCCCGTTTCAAGGAAGAACCTCTTGGCGTACTCCCTCCGTTCCGCAGATTGGAGGCGACCATCCTGCCTAGCGAGGACGTCGTCCCCTTCAAGCCTCGGTCGATAGTATAGAGGTGTTTTGCCTATGGCCTTGACGATCCACTTGAAGTCGAAGGTGGAAAGGTCATGTAACCATATCTGGGCCGGGTCGTCCACGTAGGCGGCCAAGGCCAAAAAGAGCTCTGCCCAAAAGTTGCCACTTGACGTGATCTTGCGGCCGCTCAACATGTAGAGCAGCAAAATCAACGCCTTCCACGTGCTGCCGTGGCCGGCAAACTTGAGGTAAGCGCGACCTTTGGTGTCTTGGTCCCCTACGTGCACAGTGAAGGAACTCCAGCACTCGTTGCTGGTCCTCGAGATGCACGTCGCGACGTGATGATAAACACTCATCAACGAAGCGAAGACCCCAACACGCTCATCTTTGCCTGGTGCGCTAGGATACGTCCTGTTGTGTCCGTCGAACCCAGTCTGATCCAATTCAGGGATCACTGGGTTACGCAAACCTGGAATCGGCTTGGAAAACTCAACGGATATTTGATCCAGCACCTCTGCCCGCGATTGTCCTTTGATGGATATATCTCGGCAGTGCTCGAATAGCATGTGGTCAAACACATAGGCCACGACCGTTTCGACGACGGTACGCTCGAGGGAACAATCGATTACGATGCGTCCCGATTTCCCCGGCTTGCTGGTTATCTCAAGCTTGATATTTCCTTTCAAGCTAGGCAATCCAGTAGCCTTCCGCATGTCGCCTAACAACTCAAGGAACCGCTCGCGGCTCATCTTGCCGTTCTTCAGCTCACAAATGAAAGGCATCTGACTGACAAAGCGCGCTATGTTCTTGGCTGAGAAGACCGTGGCCTTACAGACGCTAGTGTAGCGCTTGAGCTTTGCAGAGATTTCCTTACGGAACCGTGCGATGCGTGGGACATCCCACCCCTGGCTAACAACGTCGGGTGGCTGCTCCTCCGGCGGTTTGTTGATGTACCAATCCCCGGGCTGAACACACCTTACGGCTGCAGATGCAGTCTTAGTGGTCATGTCCTTGGGATGGTATATAACGCACGCTGAGAGCAGCGGGCCAACCTGAACGATATGCTCGTCAGTGACGTACCCGATGTCATCGCGCCATTTGGCCATATTGAGTGGTTTTATGTCGTACCGCTCGTGTAAGGCCCTAGGGGCAGGGAGCTTCCCCTTTGCGTCCAGGACGTCTGACAACCTGGCGTGGTCGTCCTGGGTTAAACCCTCAACTACCCTTACGGGAAGAAGCCCCCCCTCCTCGCGTACTAGCTGCTCCTGCGCCTCAACCAAAGGCTTGACAAGTGTCAAGTTGATATCTTGGACGGAAGTGATGCAGCACGGAGAAGAGAATGAGCTCCCGCCACTCGTGGGACCGGGAGGAGGGGTTGCCGGTGGGGTGTCCGGCGGCGGCAGTGAAATAGCTGTTCCCAAAGTGGTAATGGGCAAAACACTGCTGCATGCATGGCCTGGGCATGGGTCCACAGGTGCAGGTGCAGTCAAAGGAGCTTGCACAATGGCGGGAGGCGCAGTCAAAGGAGCTTGCGCTTCCGGGGCAGGTGGAGGGGAAGCAGTGGCATGATGCGTGCTTGCGTGATGTATTGCCAACTGCTTACTGAACTCTGCCACACTTACGTTCGGGGCACGATGCAGCATCCGGCGCCATTCAGATGCGTACGTTCGGTCCGTCAACGCGTGTTTGGGGGTCAATTCTAAGACCTCGCGCATGACCTGGCGGGGGGTGCCCACGCGCCCCACGAGCTCTAGCCAAGCCGCGACTTGTTTGCTCTCCCTGGAAGAACAAGGCATCACTAAATGAGTAGCTTGAAGGGTGTTGATCAACCCGAAAAACTCAATGGTCATCTGAGCTTGCGGGGTGAATGACCCAACAGATCTGCCTTCAGACACAACCAAAATCGCGTTATCCACAGATTTCTTGGCGGCGTCGTTCTTCGCTGAGCGCATACTGGTCATCGTCCAGTACTGCTCTTCCGTAAGCCTGAATTCACAGGGTACGAAATGGGTATCAAGCCCGTTTCGGCACACGTTGCAACAACGCGGGATCATCACAGTGGTGACCCATCCCTCAACTGCAGTAGAGGTTCGGTTGTGCTCCACGTACTCGGCCAACCCCTGGTTGCAATGCAAACAGAAGCGGGCCTGACGCGGGGCCTCATTGAACATGCGGCCAGTGAGTGCGTTTGCGACTTGCGCTCTTTCGCAACTGGTGCGGTCCACCCCCCCTGGGACCGACAAATTAACTTCCCCCGATGCTGAAAGCATCGGGCGCCTGCGCGCCTTAATTATGGCGATCTCATACCACCACTCAAGGAATCGAATCCACCATGATCCCCTTTCGCCCCCTTCATCAAAGTCAAGTGTTCCCCCACTTGGCTTGAATGAGTACGCCGGCTTGGGCCATGCAGGCCACATATCCGGATCAAAAATGAACCTGCACATAGTGCAAAGTTGAATTATGATTGCAAGGATGTAAAGCGAAGCGAGAACAACCGACGCAAGCATCAGCTGAATTAAAGTGCAGGCGGGCCCGAAGCCGCTACGGGTGAGGAAGTCTAACATTGTGTCCCGACTTTGTGGAGAGGCCGGTTCCATGATACAATGATAACGTGCGTTGCATAGGCTTCTCAGGGCCTTCTTCTCTCGGACACCAGATTGAGAGTCTGGCCGGGTGAATGTATTTGTTTAAAGTCCTCTGCCCCACCACCGATGGGTAAGCGGACTCTACCGATCCCGGGGCCGAACCAACCCCTTTCACGGCGGGCGAGGGGGGGTGGGTAAGGAGGGTCGTAACGACGACCGACCCAAC